CTGTTATATTAGCTAATACTTCTCTTAATGCCATATTTACCTTTTCTGCTAATGCTCCATCTGCAAATGTTTCTAAATTTATAAACTTTTCCATACTTTTTCTCCTTTAATTTAAAAATTTATTTAATCTATAATTACAATTTTCTTTAAAAACAACACTAAATCTTTTGCCACATGACTCCAATATTCTTCCTGCTAATGCTTCATCCAAATCTAGTAACATTTCTGGTGTACATTCTGTTGATATTATCATTGGCATATAGTTAAAATATCTATAATTAAGAATTGGATATATGTGTTTAATATCACTTTCATTTAATTCATATGATATTTTTCCCTTCTTAACTTTATCTTTAAATAAATCATCAATAATAAGAACTTTAGCCTTTTTATATCTATTAACTAGCCTGTCATAATCTTCTTGATACATAGCTAATGCTTTCAGCTCTCTAATAACTTCTAAATAAGGCATATATACTACAGATATTTTTTTATCTAATAGAGCCTTTCCTATAGCTAAAACAATATGAGTTTTTCCTGCTCCTGGTTGTCCCATTAAACAAAAACTATTTTCTCTACAACTTTTTATATCATCAAAGCTAGTAATATAATTTACTGCTTTATCTCTAGCTTTTTCAGTTATATCATTGTATGGTTTATATTCTCTTAGCAGCTTAATATCTTTTATTTTCACTCCAAAGTTTTCCCATAGCCTATTCAAATAATCTTCTGTATAACATGAGCACCTTACATATGAACCTTCTTTTTCTATCCAGCTTGTATCATGGCATTTATTGCACTTATAATCATTCAAAGTTGTATTGGCTCCATTTGCTCTCACTTGGCTTAATATCCTGTTTAATGCCTCCATCTACTCCATTTGCTCTCCTTTTTTCCAATATTCCTTTTACATAGCTATAACTATGTTTTCCATTATTATCTGCTATATCTATAGCCTGCTTTACTTCCTCTAATGAATACATCTCTATATCTGCTTGTACTTGTTCTGCAATTATAGGACTTATAGATACAAATCCTCTTTGTTGCATATATAGATAAATATTAAAATCACCACTACAACCACTTATTTCATTATTGTTTTCTTTACTTTTCTTTACTTTACTTTTCTTTACTTTACTTTGGGGATTAATGTCATCAGAAACTTCTTCATTATCGTGATTAATGTCAACAATAATTAAGTTTTTGTATACATTAATTGCTTTTTCATCTAAAAGTAAGTATTCTTTCTTAATTTCAACCTTAGTTCTACGACCTACTGCTTCTAAATATCTTGATTGAATCCCCTTAGAAGTAAGTATTTTCTTACTTTCTAAGAGATTTCTATCAAATAACCCCCACTTTATACAATCATTAATGACAACATTAATTGAGTTAATGTCAACATTAATTCTTTTAGAGAAGAGTAATTGTTCCTTTTCTGTCCACTCATAGAAGTAACTGCTCTTATAAATCTTCATTAATAGTTTTATAACTATAGCAAAACCTACTACTCCATGTTGAGCTTCTATGAGTGCTATTTTGTCATCTTGATCCATATCTACATCTAAAGGAAAATAATCTAATCCATTTTTTTGTGGTCTTGCCATTTAAAATCACCTACTCTTTTAACTCTTCAACTTCTTGTACTGGTTCTGTATATTCTACTTCTTCTATTACTTCTCCAGCTTCAAAATCTATTTCCATAGTATCTTCATTTAAAATACTTTCTTTGATTGTATTATTATCAGCTGTGTAAGCTTTTTGCATTTCTATAGATAATATTCCCCATTTAGATAGTAAATTTCTTATAACTGTCTTTTTTGCCATACTATCAAAATCTGTTTGCCATACACCATTTTTAAAATTATATGTTTTTGAAAATTTCTTTGCATGAGCTTCCATATCTTCTTTGCTCCAATAAACTGTTTTTTCAAATCCATTTAATAATTTAAAATATCCAGCATATCCAATTACTTTATTTGACTTTCTTTCAGTAAAATCAATTTCTACTTCTTCACTTAATGGATTCCAACTTATAAGTTCTCCCTCTCTAATTTCAACTACATTTATTGCTTTATATTGCCCTGTTCTTAAAGCTAATTGAATAAATCCTTTATACCCCATTTGAAATTGAGCTTTATCCTTATAAGGTACTACCCATGCATACCCTAAATTTTTATCTACCGGTAAATCCATTGTTGCTGCTACCATACAACTTGCAATTACACTCATAGGTTCACATTTCTTTAAATTAGTATCTGAATTAACTAAATTAACAATACTACTCATATATTGAGGTGCTCTTTCACATAAAACTTCCTCAAATCTTTTCTTAACTGCTGGACTATCCATAAGTCCTTTAACACTATTTGCTATTGCAGGGGCTTGTCCTACTAATTCCTTCTTTGCTAATTGATTTTTTAAACTACTTGCTGTTGCCATAATTATTTATCCTCCTTGATATTAAATTTTCTGCTACTACTTTTTTTAATAACTTTTTCATAAATTTCTGGATAGTCTGCTTTCAACTTTTTACTATCTACCCTATTAGATGAAACCTTTTTCCAACTTAAACTATATCCAGGAGCATATGCATACTCTGCATCTCCTATTTCAAATTTAATTTGATTTTCTAATTCCTGTATCTTATTTTCAAAGGCTTTCAATTCTTTTTTCATATCTAAATAGGTTTTTATCTTATCTTTATATTCAAAACCTAATTCTATTGCTTTATTTTCTTCTACTTCTTTATATCTCTCTTTAAGATATTTTTCTGCTGCACTTGATCCATCTAAAGCAGGTGGTGTTTTTGATTCAACCAAACTCCAAAAGTCCTTCTCTAACTGAATAATCATTTCAATTAATTCTTCATCTCTAGGTACTTCTTTCCATATAAATTTTTGACCACCTACTAAGACTGCTATATATCCTCTATCTGCTCCTGTAACGGCTAAATAATGTTGAACTTGTAGCAAATAACTTGCTGGTATTTCTTCATCTTCCCATTCTTTTAACAAATACTGATTAGCTGTTTTACACTCAAGAATTGCATTTTGTCCTACTATTTTTCTATCTATGTTAGCTACCATAAAAGGATATTCTTTATGTTTATAATGCTTTCTATCTCTTCTTACTTTTAGTCCTGTTCTCTTTTCAAACTCCTTAGCAACTACATCCTCAAATATATCTCCAAAATAAGCACTTTCTGATTGCTCTTTAACCTCTGTTATAGGCTCTGTTTTTTCTATATATACTTCAAACTGTGTTTTATACTTATTAACTCCTGCTATTGCTCCAACATCACTTCCACCAATTCCACATTGCCTTTCCTTAAGCCATTCAAGTTTATCCATTTATTTATCCTCCTTTGTATCAAAATATAATCTATCAGTATTGCCATCATATCTAATGTTAGATATATACCAATCTGTATTATCAGAATCATAAACTTTAAAACCTTCTTCATTCAGTATGTTTATAATAGCTACTAAAATCTTTAATAATACTTTAAAAGCTTTCATACTTCCTCCATTTTTATTAAATTTTCTTGTGTATATCTTTATCTAGTGATATACTGTCATTGATTTCTTTTGAATTGATTGAATCTGAATCTACATGAGCGCCAACTCTTTCAGATCCTATCAATTCTTTTGCTTTTTCTACAGCTTCTATATAGTCTAATCCTTCTTTTGCAATTAACTTCTGTGCTTGGCAAACTACCTTGTCCAACTCTTGGCTAATAGCAACAGTTCTTTTATCTGTTAGCCCATATTCATCAATAGCTTCATGAAGTTTTTCTCTTAATTCTTTCATGATTACCTCCTAATTCTCTTGATTAGCTTGTCTACTACATCTAAAATAGATGTAATTATTGCTATAACTCCGATTATTATTACTAGAGCTATTGGCATAACAAACGTAAATGCTCCCCACCAATTAAAACCTTCCATGATTACCTCTCTAAAATAAATTCAAAATAAAATCTCTGCCTTTGCCTGTCCACTTTCTGTCATATATTATTTTTCCGTTATCCAATACATCTTGCTTAATACTAACTAAACCTAATTCAGAATACTTAGAATATAAAAGCCAAGTTTTATTTTGCTTATACTGTATCTTCTTTTCTGACAATAAATTATTAAGCTTTGTAGCACTACTTAACCCTAATTCCTTAGCAATTTCTGATGTTGTGTACAACTTATTTTGATGTACTAGCTTGTCCCTTTGCTTCTCTGCTTCTAACCTTGCAGCTCTTTCCTCTTTTAATTTTGTTGCTGCTGCTATAAGTAAATCTGGATTATCTAACAATTCATCTGTTGCATACATTCCGTATTTTCTCATGCTTGGTAATACTTCTGTCGCTAACCACATTTGAAACTTTTTAGCAACATCATTATTTGCTTTCATTCCAAGTAGATAAAATAAACTTTCTGGAATGTAATCATCTTTCCCCACAAGTGGAGAATTTCCAAACTCACTAATAAATCCATTAATCCTCTCCCATTTAGGATATTTTTTATTATTTTTAATTTGATACCAACCAAAGCCTATAGCTGTATCTTCTGCATTTAAAGAAATACTTCTATCTTCATTTTTAATTGCTCTTACTTCAAGTTCTAATTCTTCATTAATGAATAATTGAACTCCTTCTTTTTTTTGATATTTTACATTTTCCATCTTTTTATCCTCCATTATCTTTATATTCAACGGTATTTTTCGCCATTATGTTATTTTTAAAAGGCTTATCGCCTTATCTAGTCTTTATATTTACTTTTTCTACATCATTTTTCGCACATTCGACCTTTTAAAAAGGCTTTTCAGCCTTGCTTGTCTTATGTTTAAAATTCATTTTGTTAAAATGCTATTCATTGCAGCACTTATTACACTTTCTTTAATTTCATCTAAAAGTACTATGCAATAATTCGGTGTTGCTTCTGGATTAGCTTCCAATATTTTTTCTACTATCTCCTTCTTCAATTGCTTTCTTTCCTCTAAATTCATACTTTCCTCCTACTTTTATAAAATCTTCTTCTGTCCAACCCCTTATCTTAAAAATCTCTGTTGCCCATGCTTCTCCGAAAGTAATTTCCAAAGCATTAACTAATCCTTGATAATATCTTTGTGAAATTTCTTTTATCTTTTCTGGATCTTCTACTGGGTTGATACAAACGGCCTTAAATTTACTTCCTGGTATTGTAAAAACTTCTGTTCCTAAACCCATAGCTTACCTCTTTTAAATTTTTTATTAACATATGATATTCAAATTTCATTGGTTTGTTCATTTTCTATTTCCCTATACTCTAAGCTTTTTGTATTCATTTTGAATACATTGTTTTTAAAAAAAATTTCTTCTATGCTGTATCCAAATAATTTTGCTAAAGAATTTGCTTCCATTAAACTAAATTCTCTTTTCCCATTTTCTTTATTATTATAACTATTTAGGCTTATTCCCAGGAATTTTGCTAAATCTTCTTGCCTTAAACCCTTTACTGCCCTTAAAGCTTTAATGTTTTGTGTATACAACTATTTTCCTCCTTTCAATTAAGGTATTCATTTTGAAAACACCTTATGTTTATATAATAGTATTCATTTTGAATACTGTCAACACTTTTTTTCATAAAATATTCATTTTGTGTTATTTTTTTTAACATTGTTTTCAAATCGTGTACAATATATATAAATCGAAAATATTTAACGATTTTTAAATTGATATTTTAGAGATACTAATTAATATGGAGGTTTTTATTGATTATGGGAACATTCGGAGATAGATTAAAGGAATTAAGACTAGAAAAGGACCTTACTCAACCAGCTTTCGGAAAAATTTTTAATGTTGAAAAAGGCACTGTCTCTAATTGGGAAAATGAAAATAGATTCCCTGATAAGAACACCTTAAAAGCATTGGCAGATTATTTTGATGTTTCTCTAGATTATTTACTAGGAAGAAGTGATATTAGAAAACCACTAAATATAGATCCATTATTTCAAGGTGCTGGTGGAGAAAAATTTTCTGAAGCTGTTGAAACAATAGCCGCTCACTTAGAATCTAAAGATAAAGAAATTACACCAAAGAAAATGAAACTACTTAAAAGTTATATAGATACTTTATTTGATGATTTTGATGATGAATAGATAAAATGTAAAGAAATCTAAAATACTTTAGATAAAATAATTTATAAAAGGGATGGGATAAACATATGAATCCAGAAGAATATTTAGAAAGCCTAGAAAAGCGTAGAAAATGGTATTCTAACAAATCTGGTACTAATAGAAAGAGGTATCAAATTTCTTCAGTTATTAAAATAGTTCTTATAGGGCTTGTTCCTGTTGTGAGTCTAAATGAGTTTAATTATTGGTTTTATCCATATTTAGTTCCATTACTTTCATTTGGTGCAATAATAAC